TGCGAGAATGTTTGGGTAGCTAGGACTCGGATGGTTGACTCTCCAGATGCTATCGTTGTTCAGAGTGCGGACTCTCACTGGAGGCGCGTCGCATGATTGAGTGTGTTGGTTGTGGTGGCGGTTTCGATCCTATCGGGTGTCGTTGGCTCTGCCCTCGATGTGGAACCAAGAACTCGTGCTGTGAGGGTGCTCCCCTTGCTATGCGTGAATCTGCTATCATGGCGGAACATGTAGATTCTCCTGCCGAGTACGAGTTTAGTCGAGAAGGGCTGCCATACGATGCCTTCTGAGTCTGGGCGTTACTCTCCGGACGGTAAGGTTCGGTACTGTGATGCAGATGATTGTACGGTGGCAATGCTCAGAGGTGGATTTTGCACAGAACATCGCCTTGAGTTAGCCAAAATCAAGACTCCTCCCGTGGAGGTCGACACTAACCCGAAAGTACGGTACACTGAGGATAGCCGTCAGGTTGACGAGAAGTCGAAGGCCGATGATGGCGAGACAGAGTTTCTTCTAGAGGAAATGCCTGTCTACAAATTAATAATGCTTGCTAAGGAGCGTAGGGCAAATGCCTAGGAACGTAGTTGAGTCCTTTAGGGGCTCACTCGATCCTGCTCTGGCGAGTGAAGAGTTTATCGATTATCTTGAGTCTATTGACGTAGAGAAATTGAAGACTCGGGAGGGTCGGATCGAGCTTACTCGTGAAGACCCTCTTCTCTTTGCGCTTCTCTATCTCCCCAAGTTGCTTTGTCGGGGGCCGAATGGTAAGAAGGTCATCACCTTCGGTGCGATGCACTTTGAGCTGTGCGAGTACGCTAAGGCATGGATTCAGGAAGCTCAACTCCGTGAGTCTCGTACTGCCTTTGTTGCTCCTCGTGGTGCTGGCAAGTCGACGTGGCTCTTTGTTATCCTTCCTTTGTGGGCTGCTGCCCATGAGCACATCAAGTTCATTGCTGCTATCGGTAGCACTCGCAACACAGTTCTGAAGCTTGCTAACACCTTCCGCGCTCAGCTTCAGATGAATGAGCTTCTGCGTCACGACTTCCCTGAGTTCTGTGAACCGATGCTCGTGCCGGATTCTGACCCTGAGAACAAGGGTCGTCCGGTCTCGAACGCTAAGGACCGGTTCATTCAGAGCAACGGCTTTGTGATGAACTGTGTGGGTCGCGGTTCGGGCATTCGCGGTATGAACGAGCTTGGGGATCGCCCCGACCTCATCATCATTGACGACTTGGAACAAGGGGCTGCCAAGTACACTGACGGTCTTATTGAGAACAACATTGAGACTCTGCGTGGCGACATTCTTCAGCTCAATGAAGAGGCTCACGTTGTTCTAGTCGGTACTGTCGTTCGTATGGGCTCCATTGTTCATCAGCTCGTCCAGTCGGAGTTGGCATCCAGCGAGAATGACCCTGACTGGATTGAGCAGGAGAACTTCAAGGTCAAGTATTTCCCTCCTCTCATTGACACTGAGGATGGGCGTGTTTCGATGTGGCCTGGGAAGTGGCCTGCGGAATACTTCCTCTCGCGCCTCAATGATCGTATGTCTCTGAAGGAGCACTGGAACCAGCCCATTAACGCTGAGGGCAACTTCTGGACTGAAGAGAATATCACCATTGCCCGTACTGGAGCTGAGTTCAGTGGGCAGCGTAAACTCATCGTCATTGATCCAGCTACCACCTCTAAGCTGACTTCTGACTTTACTGGCATTGCGGTCGTTGGTTGTGACGTATTCCAGAAGCGGTATATTGTTGAGGGGTGCTGGCAGAAGAAGTTCCGTCAGCCTGTAGATATGCGCACATTCGTTCTCGCTCTAATTGAAGAGTTCGACGATGTTATGGGTGTCTTGATTGAGACTAACCAGGGTGGTGATGTGTGGGAGGCAATCCTGCATGACCTTCCTGTCAAGCTCTACAAGCAACACAGCATGGAGACCAAGGTTCAGCGTCTTGAGTCTCTATTCATTCGCTACACACGCAGTGAAGTTTTCCACCGCAAGAGGTTCCCTGAGCTTGAGGCTCAAATGTTTGCGTATGATGGTAAGGATCGTAAGGGTTCACACGACGACATGATTGACGCTGTTGGACTCGGGGTTGAGCATTTCCACCGCGCGCTTAATGAGCCTCGTCGAGTGCGTCACGTAGCTAAGAAGGTGAAGTACGCATGAGTATGGATGACATGGTGCGCGGGCTCAAGGAACTGCGTGACGCTCTTCCTGGCTACGATCAGGCGAAGAATTACTACCACGGCACTGAGCAGGAGCGATTCATCAGCGCCATTGTTCGTCGTACTCTATCTGGGTCTACCCCTGCTGAGGACTTCAACTTCAACCTTGCCGGTCGCCCTGTCGATGCCGTCATGGATCGTCTCTCGATTAACTCCATCACGTCTGACTTTGATCTTGCGAACCGAGCCTTCAATAGCATTCTTGTCCAGGAGAATCAGTTCTGGATTGAGGCTCCTGAGGTCATCAAGAGTGCCATCATGTATGGCGATTCCTACCTCTACGTGGGTCCGGGCGCTAACGGTGGGCTCGTTATGTACGAGAACCTGCCTACTACGGTTCGGGCTTTCTACGACGAGGACAACCCACGTGTGATGAGCTATCTCATCAAGGTGTGGAAGGTAACTCGTGACAAGGAGTCCAAGCTCCGAGTCAATCTGTACTACCCAGACCGTATTGAGAAGTTCGTCTCTAAGCAGGGCGGACGAGTTATTGCGGATGCTCAGGCTTTTGAAGTTTTCATCGATGACGAGACTGATGAGAACGGCGTCATGGATTGGACGTTCGGACAGATTCCGTTCTTCCACTTCCGTACTGGTCGCCCTTACGGTAAGCCAGTTCACTACAAGGCTTATGGTCCGCAGAATGCGCTGACTAAGATCGTCACCAACCTGATGGTGAACATCGAATTCTCTGCTGCATCTCAGCGTTACATTAGTCAGAAGAGCAGCAAGGATGTTCCTAACAACGGTGAAGATGGAGTTACTGGCGCTGACCTCTCTCCTGATTACGATAGCTACACTGAAGAGGCAACAGTCAACACGAACATGACTGCTGAGCCTGGCAGTGTTTGGGCTTTCTGGGACATTGACAAGATCGGTGAGTTTGCTGCTACCGATCCTGACCACTATTTGAAGCCAATGAACGCTGCTGTCCGAACGATGGCGGCAATTACCGACACACCAATTTTCTACTTCGACCCTGTGGGTGACGCTCCTTCTGGAATGTCTCTTCGGGCGCTTGAGATTCCATTGGTGAAGAAGGTTCAGAGCTTCCAGAACTGGCTGGGCGCTACATGGCTTGACGCGGTCCGGTTTGCTCTGGAGAAGGTACTGGAGATTGACCCCGGTAATCTCACGATTCAGTGGGCTAGTCCTCAGGCAATGGAAGATGCAGAGTTCTGGTTGAGTGTTCAGGCACAGCAGGACGCTGGTGTTCCAATTTCTTACTCGCTCAAGGCTGCTGGCATTCCAGAGGCTCTTGTGAGTGAGTGGGAGAAGACGCGCAAGGAGGAGTCTGAGGCTCTTGCTCTTCTGCGTGGTAGAGGTACTAGTGGCGCAGCTGAGAAGGCTATTGCCATTAAGAACGAGAAGCGGTCTCAAAAGAGGCTGACTGATGGTCGAGAGGTCTCGACTAACAATGATGAAAGGGCAGGTGCCCCAAGTGAGTGACACTGAGGTCGTTGAGACTGAGAACGAGAACGAGCAGGAGAACTCTAACCCTGATTCGTCGACTAATCAGGGCGAGGGTGAGCAGAAGAAGGACGAGTGGACTCCTCCGAGTCGTGACGAGCACACTCGGATGATGAAGCAGCTTGAGCTTGCTAACAAGCAGGCCAAGGAGCGGCGTGAGGAATTGGAGGAGATTCGTCGAAAGACTCTTCCAGAAGCCGAGCGTAAGATTGAGGATGCCAGGGCAGAGGCTTTGGCTAGCGCAACCAGTCGCTATCATGTTATCATTGCTAAGCAGGCAGCTAAGGCCGGTCTCCTCTCTGCGGGATTGCAGGGTGACGCGGACGATGCGCTTGAGCTGGTAAAGACAGACAATCTTGTAGTCGACGAAAACGGAGAGGTCTCCGGTCTCGACTCTGAGATTAACCGGATTAAGACAAAGTTCCCGACTCTGTTTGCTGCTCCTAAGGTTAGGAAGCACTCAGACGGAGCACCCCGTAACGGAGAAGGCAAGGACAACCGGGATCCCATTTATGGCATCCTGGAAGAGATGGGCTTTACTCCGTAATCCAATTTATTTAGCATAGGAGATTTCCAATGGCACGCCTTACGATGGAGAGCTGGATCCCAGAGGAGACTGGGTCCGATGTTCTTCTTAAGGTCAAGCGCATCTCTGCGATTGACAACTTTGCTACTCCCATTCCGATGCTGACGGACACTCGTTACGTGCTCCGTGACTTCGGTACCGACGTCGATGTTACGGCCAAGGGTGCTGCGTACAACGAGGACGCGACTCCTAACGACCGTGTGCAGATTGACCAGTACAAGTTCACTCGCTCCTACCGCATCGCTGAGGAAGACCTCAAGTGGGGCGCAGCGGACATGATGATTCAGAAGAGGAGCCAGTTCGCTAACTTCTTCGGTCGGAAGTTGGACAACGCTGCTCTGGGTGTGAACGCTGCGGCTAACGCTGGCACGGTTCCGTTCACCTCGGTCTACAAGGCAGTTACCACTGCTGACGCTACGACTGGTGTTTCGTACACGGCTAACGCCAACCACATTACGGCTGCTGACACCGTTACCTACCAGAACCTGAGTGACCTGTTTGCTCGGCTTGAGGTTGGCGACTACTACGACGACGCTGAGACTGTCGTTATGGCTAACGACTTCTTCCGTGGCACGCTGCGGACGATGGTTGATGGCGGTGGTAACCTCATCTTCAGTGAGGGCGGTCAGGGCCAGGCTCCTACGCTCTTCGGAAAGCCAATTATCTTCACCAAGGGCGCTACGGTTACGACCACCGCTCTGGCTCAGGTTCCTGCCCCTCCGACTAGTGGTATTTCCGCTAAGGGTGCTGCGGGCAACCCGCTTATCATCGTTGGTAACCGTCAGCACCTTCTGATGGGTGTTCCACGGGACCGAGTGTGGGCTGGTCCTTCGTGGAAGGTCATCGGTCCAGAGATTTCTCTGACTGATGAGGCTGTTCTGAAGTGCCGTGCGTTCCGCGGCTTTGCTGTTGGTAACCCCAACGCTTTCGCTGTTCTTGAGCGGACCCGTACCTCCTAACCCATAGACCGGGAGGGGGAGAGTGACTTGACCGTAGCCCAGGTTGCTCTCCCCCTTCCGCCTATCACTCCGTTCCAGTTAGTGAGGTAGAAATGGCAGACGAGAAGAACACTACTAACGTTCCGGCGAATGAGCCTAGTGCTCAGGATGAGCCTGTGCGTGAGCCTGAGATTGATCCTCAGGAGACCAATGACAGCCCGGCAGTTGATGAGACTGTTGGTAAGAACGCCGATGTTGCTCGGGAGCTTCAGAACCCGGACACCCGACTGGTTGCTCACCCTTCTCTGCTGGGAGACTCTGAGACTGAGGTCTCGAAGCGGAACCTGGACAGTGAGGTTGGGGATCGCTACGTCAAGCAGTACGTCATGCTTCTGCCGTACGGTCGGGAGATGCAGGACACCGAGAACGAGGCCAACATCACGGCTGTTCGGGCTACGGTCCTCAACATGGGACTTCGGCCAACTGGAGATGTCGAGCTGGTTAGTGTGAAGGCGCATCCAGATGGCATCTCAACCGTGGCGACTTATTCGGTTCCAGTCATTCCTTCGGTTCAGGGCAATGGAATCGCGGACGAGAAGTATTACGTCTCGCGGCAGCAGCGGGATGGACTTCCGCTGGAGGAGAGGGACTAAGATGCCGCACCGCAAGCCCCTGCTGATCCAGAGTGGGCGTCAGCCATTCGAAGTTGTGATTCTGACGACCTGCATTATTTCTGGGTTGGCAGGGCTGCTTGCGGGTGAGCCTTCTACGACTCTCCAAAGGGTTCTCGGGGATTTGACTTGGACTTGGAATCTAAGCCTTTTCCTCGGGGGCTCTATCTCTATGGTTGGTGTTTGGCTTAAATCTCCAGTGTGTTTACTGATCGAGCGGATTGGGATGATGTGGCTTGGATGCATATTCCTGGCCTACGGCCTTGCTATTGCACTGACTGGTGAGGCTCGAATTATCACAAGTGCAACGCTAGTTCTGGGCCTTGGAATTGCAGCAGCTACTCGTTCGTTCCAGATCAGTAAGGATCTAAGGAAGATTCGCCTTGCTTTACAGAATCCAGTCCTTGCGAGCCCAGAGCCCAGACTAGCTGATCCCATAAAGGGTGATGCGGACAATGTTTAATGTCGAACTCTGGAAGGTGTTGATTCCCCTCATCCTTGGTGGAGGAGCAGGAGCTACACTACTAGGACTTATCCGAATCCCAATCGAGCGCAAGAAGTCTAGGGTAGACGGCCTTACAGCAATGTCTACCGCAGCAGTAACGTTGTCGGCCGGGTATTCTGACCAGGCAACTTTTCTTGACGGTCGTCTTGACCGAGCTAATGCTGAAATTGTTAAGCTAGAAGAAAAAGTACGAGTCGCGAACGGCACTATTGAGGAATTGCAGCGCAAGGTGCGTCTGCTTACTCGTCAGGTCGAGGAACTTGGAGGAACGGTCGCATGATTACTTGGTGTGATCCGACGGAGGCCAAGGACCTTACTCACCGTGACGTTACTCAGAACATGCTTGATGATGCTCAGCCAATTATCAACATGTTTTCTGGTATCACTCCGGAAACCAGGCCGGCTTCCACGTTTACAACCTCGGCTGGATTGAAGGATCTTCTCAACCTGAAGTATGCTTTGGTTTACCAGGCTCAGTGGATGGCAGACCAGATCGACACCTTCAACCGAATGGATGTGTCGAAGATTCTCCAGGACGGAATGTCGTTTGAGGCATCTAACGACAACTCCATGATTCTCTCTCCTCACGCTAGGGTTTGTCTTAACCGGATCAGGAGAAGTGTTAGGACTCTTCGTCCTCGTGCTGGAACTGCGCGCGCTGAGGCTCCTATGATCTCCGAGCTTCCACACGCTGGCTGGAGTGTGCTGTGAGCGCCTTCATTCCGACTACACTCCTCACTCTTTACCGAGGCACTGAGAAGAATCAGTGGGACGAGGACGTTGACGACAACACAGTGACGGATATGACGGATATTCCGGCACTAGTGACTGAGAAGTCTCAGCGCACGTTCCTTCCTGAAGAGCAGCGCATGACAAAGATTGAGCGCTACGTGATTAGGCTCCGTCCAGGAACAGATGTGCGAGAAGAGGATAGGCTTCTAGACAAGTACACTGGTGCTATGTACCTTGTTCAAGAAGTTATCAACGTCCCCTTGATTATCGGTGCGCCAGATGTTAGAGTGGCAGCTATACGGGTACAGGGTCGTAAGAATACTGCACAAGTAACTCGTACTGGGATTTAAGCAAAGCAAGACGAAGTTGCAGTACCTCTCAGCGAATGAGGGGATAACTTCATAGCTACCAACGCGGAGGCGGTGGCACTAATTGGATATCGAGCTTGATGCTGCTGGCATGGCGAGAGTACATCTCGTTGCAGAGAATGCCCAAGACGGCGTCGTTGGCGAAGTTGCAGAAGATGCTCGTCGATACGTTCCCGTTGATGACGGTGAACTCCGAGCTTCTATTTATGTCCAGGGTGACACCGTAGTTGTCGGCACCGACCATTGGGCTCCTCAGGAGTTCGGTGCTCGCCCCCACGTTATTGAAGCTGCTCCAGATAGCGCTCTTTCGTGGCCCGGTGGAGCACACCCTGTAGGGGAAGTTCACCACCCAGGTAACAAGGCTCAGCCCTTTATGCGTCCCGCTGTCTACAAGAAGCGAGACCTCCGATGACTCTCCTCTATCCTTCCGCTGAGCAGGTTGGCATTGCCTGGATCAAGTCTCTGGACACTGTCAATGCTGATGTAGTTGCTACTGCCATGCCAAGTGATCCTACTGAATGGGCTACGAATGGTCTGATTCAGGTAGGCGTTGCGAGTGGCGTAGGTCGTATGTACTCTGGCACTCTGCGCAACTCTGTGCTTCAGATTGACTGCTGGGCTACCAATCCTGGTTCTCAGAAGGTGCCCTGGGGTAAGGCTGCCGAGCTTGCTTCACAACTTTGGTATGCCTGTGACGACGATGATGCTCAGCAGCAACGACTCCAGATTGGTAATACTCCTGGGGTGTTCCTAGACGTCTCCGTTTTCACTGTCTACCCTCTCTCCGATATGCGTCGTCTGGTCTCTGGTGGTGGGCTTGATGGAGAGTCCACTACCAAGACGACTCGTGATCCTTCGATGGGTTATGCTCGAATCCAGTTCGACCTTCAGATGAACTGGCTGGTGCGGCTGTGACGAAGCGCTACGGGCTCTATAGCCCTATTACCCATGACTTCCTCACTCACGGTGGGAAGGTGCTTTGGCACAGCAATCAGTACGAGATGGCTTACCTCTTCACAGGGGACATTACGATTCGTGAGATTCCATCGACGATGGCTGATGAGCACATGAAGCACATCAGTGAGCATCCGAGGTTGACTCGCGTCAAGTTCCCATTGCGAAGGAGTGATTTCGTCAATGGCTGACAATGGCCCTACCCTCTCTGCCCTTGTGGTTAATGGCGCGCTTGCTACCAACGAGGGTCGAGTCGTTGTCGGATCTCACCAGGAGATGCTTCAGATTTTTGGTGAGAGTAGGATGTTCACCGTAATTGTTGTACCAGAAGCCATCGAGCCCAAGTGCTCCTGGCGTGAATTGATTGGGAGTTGAGATGGCAGAGCACAAGGTTCGGACGACTATTCGTCCTGAGGAAGAGCTTACTGTTGGAGATGCTGAGTACGCCGACCTGAAGCTTCAGGGTCTTCTGGTTGAGACCAGCGCCAGCACGGACGAGGGTATTCGCAAGGCTGCCGAGAAGCAGGTTGCTGAGCGTGTTGCTGTTACGGAAGGGAAGTAACTGAGATGGCTGTTACCGCTACTAACCTGATTCAGGGTGCTGGTACTCTCTACCAGGCCCCTTTTGGCTCTACTGAGCCTGTTGACACTACTGTTGGTACTGCCGCGCCTGCTGCCCCTTGGGTGGACTGTGGCGGCACGCTTGGCGGTCTTGAGATTGAGATTTCTCAGGACTTCGCTAAGCTGGAGGTTGACCAGGTTGTTGGTCGAGTTGGCTCCCGTAAGACGAATGAGGAGACTACTCTTTCCACCTCGCTCGCTGAGGCCACGCTGGAGAACCTTCGTTTCTCTCTGAACAACCAGGGTGCCATTACTCAGGGCGGCACGACCACTACCGCTTGGAAGAAGTACACCGTTGACAATGGTGTTGCTACTCAGCAGCCCACCTATTCGGCTCTGCTCTTCGATGGTTGGGGTCCGAACCAGCTGAACCGTCGTGTGATTGTCCGTAAGGTTCTGAACCTGGACAACGTCAGCCTTCCCTACAAGAAGGATGACCAGACCGTTCTCTCGGTGAAGTTCACTGCTCACTGGGTTTCTTCGTCCATTGCTCAGGTCGTTGTGGTTGACGACCAGCTTGACACGTGAGTTAGGAAGTTAAAATGTCTGAGGACAAGGCTACGGCGGAGAGCACTGTCAGTGGTGGCGGTGTTCTTCGGTTGAAGAGCAATCCAGACCGGGTCGTCGAGATGGAGACCCTTTGCTGGATCGACGATTACGAGGTCAAGATTCCTAAGGAGTTCAGTGCTGCTTTTGCGCTGCGCTACGTGGACTTTGGGGCTCGGTACGGTCTGGATGCTTCTTCAGCAATGCTCCTCGAAGAGGCGGTAGGATCTGAGGCATACAGCAAGATTCTGCACTTTGAGGATCTGACTGCTCAGGATCTGGTTCAGCTCATGGACATTCTTCAGAAGAAGGTCCTCGGAGCACTTGACGTCCCAAAAGGAAAGAAGTTGAGGAGCGTCTAGTAAAGGTACTCTGGGTTCTAGACCATGAGGATGATCTGTATGCAGACTTCATGCGGTTCTTCCCTCAACTCGGTGTTGATCCGGTTGCTGCCCTTACTGGTCCTCAATACTTCGCTCTAGCACGTCGCGTCTTCGCATATGAAGGTGTGATGACAGTCAGAGCGAAGCAATGGGAACAAGAGCACGGCTCTCAAGAACAGCAAGAACGTCCTACCTATCGTCAAGCAGCTAATGGTGATAGGGAAGAGCGGAAAGTAGTATCGTTCGACGAGTTCAACTCAAAACATCCAGGTGTTGTTCAGCAGGTCAAGAAGAGGAGGTGAACCATGACAGCTCCCACACCGGGTAGAGGCTTTAAGATTGCTGAAGGCTATGTGAAGGTCGGTCTTCAGGATGATACTGCTGGAGATGCTGCACGTATCAAGGCGGCAATGCGTCAGCGTCTTCCTGGCAAGGCATTCATTCCTATTGAAGCAAAGCTTACTGCCTCTTCTGGTCCAGAGATGGACCGTCTTCGTGAACGCCTTTTCGAACTTCGTAGGTCCGCACGCATTACCCCAACTTACGAGGCGCGTCAGGTTATGGACGCGATGGGGAACTACCAGACTCGCTACTTCAAGGTAAGTAGTCAGACTGGTACCTTCATCGGTGAAGTCATGTCTGCGCACATGATGAAGTCCTTCGCCACGATGATTCGGCTTCCAGCACTCTTTGGGCCGATCCTTACGGGAGCTGCTGCGGTAGCCTCCAGTGCTTCTCTCCTTGCGATTCCAGCTGCGTTCCTTGCCATTGGTGCCAAGGCTCAGCTTGGAACAGGACAAGCGGCTGCTTCCCTTGAAAGGCTGAAGGGAACACTCAACAACACGCTCATGCAGGATTCGTCGGTTCTCGCTGGACCGCTTATCGGCGCAATGGGTCGTGTTGAGGCTGCGACTGGTCGTCTGTCGCCTCAGTTCCAGACAGTGTTTGGAACTTTGCCGAGGTACATCGACGCTGGCATGTCTTCACTGGTTCGCATTGCGGACTCGGTGATGCCGAACGTCACTATTGCTGCTCTTCGCGCTGGCCCTGCTGTGCAGGGTGTATTTGACGGTGCAGAGCGAGCCTCCACAGGCGTCAGCGCTTTCCTGTCACGGATTGTCAATGACGGTCCTGCTGCTGGTCAGGTGTTCCGTACTCTGGGAACACTAGCTGGCGGTGCTGGAGACATGATTGGTCGAATCACCTCTGGAGTTATTAACCTCTTCGGTTCTCAGATTTGGGCATCCACAGAGGCTGTCTTCGGACGACTGTTCGTCATCATTGGCAATATTGCTCATAACGCACTACCCGGATTGGGTGCAGGTCTTAACGTAGCACTCCAATTCATGAACGGTATCCTTACCGTAATTCAGCCTATCTCCGCTTTGATGGGGTCTTGGCTGGGAACAGTTATTGGCGTCACGATTGCCATTCGAGGGTTCTCCTCGGCTATCGGTGTCATGTCGTCTGTCATGGCGCTGCTGAAGTTCACTCCGGTTACTAGCGCACTGAACACTCTGGCAATGCAGTTTGGTACTACTGGAGTTGCAGCTGCCGGATTCGTCGGTAAGGTTACTGGATCGGCAGAAGCTGGCGAGAAGGTTGCTAGCATGTCGAACCGAGTTGTTGGCGGTTTGAAGGCTGTTGGTGGGGCGCTTCCGATCGTCGGCACTATCCTCATTGCTGGTGCATTTGCTTGGGAGCAGTACCAGAAGAGTGTTGAGGAAGCTGACCTCGCTCTCGTCACCGGTTCACGCAACGTTCAGATGGCAGTCTCTCAGCGAGCGTCTGCTATTCAAGTTGCATCTCAGATGCAGCAGAACGAGAACATGGTTATCGGTCAGGGCATCTCCATGCAGGAGGCAGATGCTCAGGCTCGTCGTGAAATGAACGACACCATTCGGGAGACCACTGCACGACTCGGTCCTCTCGGTGTTGCTCAGGAGACAACGAAGGCTCGTCAGCGTGAATACAACCTCGCTGTTGCCGATTTCGGTCCTACTTCGGATCAGGCTAAGGCTGCACAGGAAAGACTCTCTGCGGCAACTCGTGATGAAGAGCGCGCTCAGCTTGACGCTCGGAATGCTGTCAAGGATCACACTCAGGCCCTGATCGATCACCAGAATCAGATCATGGGTCAGATGAATGCTGACCTTGCACACCGTCAGGCGTTGCACGACCTGAAGAAGGCCGAAAACGATGCAGCAGAGGCTGTGCGTGACCACGGTCGGGGTTCGGATGAGGCTAAGGAAGCTGGGTTCCGTCTTGAGGGTGCTCAGATTCGAGTTGCTGAATCTGCTGGTCGACTCGCTCAAGAGAATGCAGGTGTAACCACTGAGACGGACAAGGCGCGCTTTGCTGCGGATGCTCAGCGTGAGTCCATCCTCAACATGGCTACGTCGATTCAGGGACGCGGTAACCCCCAGCTTCAGGAGATTGCCCGTAAGTTCACGGATGCCGACATTGCAGCTAACAACGCTGCGGTGAAGACCTCCGGGTTCCACTACGAAGTTCGAAACCTGCCCGACGGTCGTACGGTCTTCATCTCGACTCCTGGTCTTGCTGAGGCTACTCGTGGTATTCAGGGTCTCCAGCAGGAGATTCGGAACATCAACGGCAAGGATGTCTCCATCTTTGTCTCTTCGCTAGGCAAGGGCGGCATTGCATCCGCTGGACGTCTGGCGACTGGTGGTCCTGTCAAGGGTCCAGGCAGCGGAACTTCAGACACTGCCGGACTGTTCGCACTCTCGAACGGAGAGCACGTCTGGACTGCCAAGGAAGTTAATGCTGCTGGTGGTCACTCAGGCGTTGAGAACATTCGGAAGCAGGTCATTAGCCAGGGACGAGGTCTTGCGGCTGGTGGAGCAACTGACCTTCGCATCCACACTAAGTACAAGCACACTGGTCCCACTCCGAGTCAGTTGTTTGCTGGTCTAAGTGAGCAGTACTTCGGCGGTATGGGAGCTTACCAAGGTGCTGTCGGTAAGGGTGTTCAGCGCTGGTCTGGGGTAGTCCTTCAGGCTCTTCGGATGATGGGACAGCCAGCATCACTGCTGAACACTGTTCTTCGGCGGATGAACCAGGAGTCCGGCGGTAACCCAGGAA